TTTTTTGTAACAGGAGTATATCTGTTTTTATTACAAGCCATAATAGCTAGACCAGAACTTATAGAAGCATCATGCTTCGTTCTGTTGTTTATATTAAATTTAGCCCAGTCTTCTAGAGTTCTTTGAAAGTACATGCTACCATAACCGTTAGGCGTGTTACCTATATTTTCTTCTATATATGTTTCAATGGCCGCCGCGTGAGCTTGCTTCATGTCTTCACTGGAGTTCGGTACTCCACCTATTTCTCTTTCTGTAACAGACAACTTGTTATACACTTTATCCGGTCTGTTCATTGAAAAACCTCTATAACCTCTTCTCTTAAAATGATATAATAATCTTGGTTTATTGTTCTCTGCTAGTATTGGCATACCATAAAAAACACAAGCCATCAATACGTCCTCAAAAAATATTTCAGCTGTTTGAGGTCTAGATATATACTCTAAAAAAAATAAGTTAGGTGGTACGTTTTCCATTGAGAACTTAGTAAGACCATGAAGAGATCCATTGGATCCTCTTTTGTCTACCGTACCAGATATATCATAACTATCACAACCAAAAGCGCCACAGTGCTCGTTGCCTGGATATTTAACACCATTTTTTATTATTATTCTATTTTGTAGATTAACTGGTGGAACCCAAGATATTTTAAACCTACCATCTTTGTTTGGGTAAAATAAAACTCTACTATCTTTTACTCCGTTCTCCCACATAAAACTACCTGTTGTAACTGTAGAGGTGTTTTGTAGGTCGGCGTTGTAATCTATTTGTTCGTATATTTTTGTAAGATTAAATAAAGACTCTTTAGCCTCATCTCTAAAAGCGTGTTCTTCTGTTCGAGGGAATTGGCGGTAATATTCGTTTAAACCGTCTTGATCGTTCTTTAAGCCTTCTACCTCGTTTTGCCAGTGCTCTATAACTCCACTAGTTATTATTTCGCCGCTGGGGTCTTTAGTTTCTTTTTTGGGGTTGTCGAATACAGGTAATCCATAAGCATCAATGAATCCCTCGTAGTTCCATTCCATAGGAATGAACAAACTATATAATCCCGAACTAGTCTGTCCGTTGCGGTTTCTTTTTTCGACATTTGAAGCATAGTAAAGTTTTTTAAAGTTTTCCCCACCTTTTTCTAAAGCATTAGAGGTTGAGCCCATCATGCACTTGCCAACGATTCTACTACCTAATCTTAAACAAGTTTTTGTAACTCGCCAGTTGTTTAATATATTATCTGGTTTTTCCCATTTTCCACTTTCATCGTGTACTAATAGTTTTAATTTTTCACCATCGTATGAGTTGTCTCCTGTATTTTTCCAGTCAATAGTTGTATCTAAACCTTCTAGTTCCTTGTCGGTTTCACCTTCATTAAGTTTACGTCTGGTAAGCCTTGACGCGGGTACCCTATAGGCGAGCTCCGTTTTTGGGCGATCCATTCCGTCTTGTATTGGCTTGAAAAAGAACGGGTAGTTAATAGAAATGGGTACAACCTTATCTGTGAACATTTTCTTAGCATCGGAGCCAGATTTGGACAATATCCCAAACCGTGAATCCGTTGATATTGTGGCCATATTAACGGTCTCCCCAGACGCCATGAATGAAAATCCTGAACGTCTATTCTTGAGATACGACATTCCATAACACCTTTTGTCTGCTTTGCAAGCTTCCCAGAATAAGAAGAATATTCTGTTTGATTCCCTATAATCTGCTGACCCAACATCAATCTTGGACCACTGCAGGTACATGTAATGAGTACCAGTAATGTAAGTTGGATTACCGTTGTTATAAAACCAAAAACCTTTTTCTCTTTTTTCAAATTCCTTATCTATATATTCGTACCACTCTTCTTTAAAATCAGTTGGATATTTTTCCCAATCAAAAACACTTTTTATTTTAGATAGCTCTTTTGGATATTCCAACTTTTTCCAAACTTGATCTTTTTTATCTTGAGAACATTTATAAACATTCTTAGGTTTTAATGGTAACGCTATTTTTAAGTTTTGAATTTCTACAATTTCACCTATAGTTCCATCTCCACTTATTATAACTACATCGTAATCAGGGTTATAGCCTTTCTCCCACTTTTTGTATCTATTGTTTCTTTTAAGTACTGTTGGTTTTATGTGGTCTTTAACAGTACGTATTAATGTTTGTTCGTACATTATTTAGATCTACCTTCAGCAAAACCTTTAAAAGATTTTTCTTGTTTAACATTTTTTGGCTTTTCTTCCAAAAGCTTTTCTTCTTCTTCTATTCTACTAAGTATCTCAAAAGCATCAAAAATAGCTAGCTTTTTTGTAGCTGCGGCGTTTTTTAACCTATCAGCAGATATGTCATCGTCTGAGTCAACTATTTTTTCCTTAGCTACCTGAATTAACTCCTCAACTGCTTTTTGCCCAGCTAGGATTATATTCTTTTTCGTCTCCTTTATATTCATACTTGATTGCAATATCATTTGATTTCATACAATATAACCGTTCGTCATCAACTATAAATTCAAACTCACCATACGGAGTATAACCTACTAGGTCTCCAGGAACGATTTTAAGAGCTTCTAAGGAACTATTACCATATTTTAGTATTCCTATAAGCTTTCTTTCTTTATCCAGCGTTAGATCATTGTTATCTAACAAAGGCTTTACAAAACAACGATCTTGAAAAGAATTCCAAGTGCCGCTACTACTGTATAAGTATATTTGGTCAGGTGAACAAAAATACAAGTCATCTATAAATTTAGATCTACTATCTTTCCGTTTACCTCTAATATCAAAAAAACTTCTAAAAACGTTGTGATGTATAATAACCACATCACCTTCTTTAATCGGCGTAGAGTAAGCAGAGGGAGTTGAAACCACTACCGCTCTATTGCTTACAGCTTTAAAGTCTTCAGTATTAGTGTTAGTTATAAGGCTTTTGTCACCTACCTTTATCTCAGTATCGTATCTTTTATTTAAGGGTTTTACGATAAAGTCAAATAAACTTTTCATTAGTATTCTAGATCATACTCAACGGATATAGCCATGTTAGAATTAAACTTCTTCCATGGCATTACCTCGTCTTTTTTTTTGATATAGATACTATAAGAACTATCGTCTTCAGAGTATAATATGGCTGATATAATGTGACCTCCATAAACCTGTTGACCTACAGCATAATGCATCGCATCGTTTTTGTAATCAGAACCTATACTTATTTTTCTAACTACAGAATTCATTAATCCTCAGATTTAACTACAGTTAGATCAGAGTCATCTTCTTTTTCAACTTCAGTATAACTTCCGTCGGTCATGTCAATACTGATTGCGCCGTATTCTTCTTCTAGTTCTTTTTTTGTAGCTTCAATTTCTTGAGCAGCTACAGATTGAGCATGCAAAAACTCGTGCTTACGAACTTCAATAACGCCGATATCAGTTAAAATAGTTTGTAATCTTCTTTGTTGCTCTCTAATTTTTTCTAATTGTTCTTTTGTGATTTTACTCATTTTGATTTGATTTAATTAATTTTTTATTTACTTATCTTTATTATCACTTGATTTTTTATTTTTTTCCCATGTTCTACCGACAAAGTAAGCACCATACGTAGTCATTAGTAGTGTTTGAAAAACTGGTATATACGCAGCGCCTATTTTAAAACCACCTATATTACCATCTGCAAATGCTAATATAGTAAATACTGCAGTTAAATAAACCATTACCAATGGTCTAATGTTTTTAGATAAAAAAGAATCAGACTGCATGTCCATCTTCCATCTATCTGTTATTTGGCCTTGAGCGTCTTTATCAGCTTGCTCTAAAAGCTCTTGTATTTTCTGTTTAGCTGCTAGTCTTTCTTCGTCCGTGGTTGTTAATTTATCTATAACACTACCTACGTCTTTAATAAGACCACCTGTTAAAAGGCTTAATATTTTTTTCATTTCTTAGTTTTGTTATAAGCTTCTTTTTCCCAAGGTAAATTCTTAGCTCCTTCGTTCATAGATTTTCTTGAATACTTTTTACCTTTCCAGTATACGTTATTATCATCGTAGTCTAAGTCACCACGCTTCATTTGATCTATATGAACTTTTTCGTGTTTTATAACTTCTTTAGCTTTGGCTGGACTTAAATACTTGTTTATAAGTATTGTACCATTATTGTTAGCCATACCTAAAACACCTTCTTCCATATTTGCTTGATATATAGGAGTATTATCACACTCAAATGGTGGTTTAAGTTTAAAAGCCATATTAGTATTTCTTTTTACAGCTTTTCTTTTTTAGTGGAGAAGCACAGTGTTTAGACACAAAAGATCCTTTCATTTTTGCTGGAGATTTTCCATAACCCATTTTAGCTGGTGATTGTTTTTTTCCGTACATGTTTATTTGTTTTTTTCGTTAATGCTTTTCTTTATATAATGTAGATCGTCTTTAGTAGATTTTGGAGTAGCTGCTCCTCTGTTTATAGTAAACTCTTTTTTACCTGGCTGAAACATTCTAAACTCGTCTTTAGTTCCTTTTTTGTGTTTTGCCTTGTAACCAGGATAATCTCTTTCTAATGTTTTAGCTATTTCAACTGGATCTTTACTTGGTTCTGGATTTATACCATTACCGTTTTTTGGATTGTAACCTTTATAAGCCATATCTTACCATTTTACTTTATCAGCCCAATAAGCAGCGGACATCTTACCTTTTTTAATATTTTTAGCGTGTCTAGCTTTAAAACTAGCTCTACGAGCTTTTTGTTTCGCTGATTCTCCTTTTTTGGGTTTACCAGCGGTAGTAACACCTTGCTGCCCAAATCTAATTATTTTTTCTTTACCTCCAGAACAAGCCTTTACTACGTGAGACTTAGTTGCGTGGCTTGGTGTTTTTTTAGGCTTATTACAAGCCATTTTAGATTTGTCTAGCTTAGCCATATTATTTTTTATTTAAATTATACCATTTTTGAACCGTGTAGCCTATAGAAACGGCTAGTAGAGTGAGCTTCAATACCACGTCTATACTAGACATGGAAACAGCAAACGCACTTACGTTTAACATATACAATTTTATATCTCCCATTGAAAACATGTTGTTATTTAGCTCTTTTAGTTATGGGTCCCTTCAAGGAATCACACCCACAGTCAGCTAGTTTTAATTTCATACCCTTTGATCCGCTACTAGATCCTTTACCGTGAGGTCTACCTACTTGACTTAATGGTCCGTCCCATATAGTATTTTCACCAACTACACCGTTTGCTTTTGTTTGTTTTGCCATGATTTATATTTTTTATTTTTTATATCCTTCTGTTCTAGCTTTGATTACGTCTGCTCTTGTAATTTTTCCATCTCCCGTCTGATCTTTAAAATACATAGGAGATTGTATAACTCCAGCTTGGTTTTGTAGAGATCTTTGTCTTTGTTCTACATTTCCAAAAATTTGATTACCAGCACTGGTTACTGCTTGATTAAATAAAGGCTTAGCAGCACCCATTTGATTACCCGGCACAGGTGTAGCGTAAGTTAGTTGTTGATCTGAGACTTGCTGTCCAGTTAACGGGTCAACATACTTTGTAGGTGCGTTGCCTGTTGTTGCTTTTAAATCTTGTTTGTAAGTAGGCATAGTTATCTTTCTTTATCGTTATTAACATTGTATATGGCTGTAGTTAAAACTTTGTCTGTATAACTATTACCGCTTATTATTTTGTTTCTTCTTGAACTGGTTGGTATATCTTCCTCGCCGAGCATTATTCTGTACATTCTGCTTATTAACTGTTTGCATCGAAAAGAAACTTGATATATATTATATTTTTGAGTAGTTCTATTTCTTTCTCTCCAGACTTTTATCCAACCACTTTTTAATAGTTTGTTCCATCTGCGATTATCCCAACTATAAGAATAAGAACCTGTTTTAAAGTCTTGTTTGGAAAAGTACTCCATACAGTCAAGATATATTAGAAGCTCTAAATCAGCGTCATTAAGATTGTTGTTTTTGCAAGCCCATTTGCGTATTATACGGTAATGTTTCAGCAAGCCCATGTCTTTGACATCTCTTGCGTCTAGCCTTTTCATAAAACAACAACTATATCTTCTAGCTTAATAACGTGATAAGAATCTTTATCTATTTCTATCTTATGACCGGCGTGTCTGTCAAAAAATATTCTATCATTTTTATTAACGCCAACTACATCACTTCCAATAGAAATTACACTAGCTTCTATATATCTAATATCTTCTCTATGCGATTCTGCAAGAAGTAAACCACCTTTTGTCTTAGTGGTCCCTTCTTTTTGTTTTTTTATAATTAAATTTCTACCTATTGCTTTCATCTCCAACTCTTAAATTATTGATTACACAATCTGTAGATAATATAGTGGTTGCCACTGAAGCCGCATTTCTTAAAGCACTTTTAGTAACCAGCAATGGATCTATAATACCAGCTCGTACCATATTTACGTCTTTACCTGTAACCACGTTTAATCCTCTATTTTTTCTATCAGGATAAACTAACTCTAAACCAGCATTAGAAAGAATAGTTTCGTAAGGTGCTTTTATAGCTTTTAATAAAACCTCTTCGCCTTTGCTTTTAGCTTTTGTATATGTAGACGCGTTGAGTAAGGCAATACCTCCACCTGGAATTATACCTTCTTTGATTGCGGCTTTTGTAGCGCAGATAGCATCTTCGACTCTATCTGTTTTTTCTTTAAGTTCAATATCTGAGTTCGCTCCAACCTTAACAACTGCCACCTTAGCAGATAAACGTGCAAGTCTAGTTTCAAGTCGTATAACGCTTGCAGGAGATTTTTCAGTTTCAAGCTGTTCTTTAATTTTTTGAATAAGCTCATTTACTTCTTCAGGTGTTTCTTTTATTTGTATAATAGTATCTTGCTCACCGGTAACACTTCTAACACATTCGCCTAATTTATCAACTGAAATAAGATCTAAGTCATCTCCAAGATCTTCGTTTATTACAGTAGCACCAGTTAACATGGATAAATCTGTTAAAGTGTCTTTTTTATTAATACCAAAAGTAGGTGCATTAATAACATTTACCTTTATATTACCTTTGACTTTATTCATTGCTAAAGCTGATAAAACCGGTTGATCTATATCAGCAACAATAAGTAAAGACTTTGTATTTTTAATAACATATTCTAATACAGATTGAATTTGCCTAATGCTTTCTATAGGCGAATCAACTAATAATACCAAAGGGTTTTCAAGTACAGCTTCTTTTGTTGACTTGTTTGTTACAAAGCTAGAATTAGTTAATCCTTTTTCGTATTGTATTCCGTCTACTACATCTACAAACGTTTCAGACTCACTTGTTGGTTCCATCATGACCACACCGGTTTCCCCTACGGATCTAAAAGCATCTCCAATGACTTTACCTAAGGTTGGATCGTTATTTGTTGATATAGTAGCTACAGAGTCAATCATGTCACCTGTTACTTGTATAGAGTTTTTCTCTAAATACTTAACAACTTTTTCAACGGCATTGTTAATACCGTTTTTTAATTCTCTACTATTATAATCTTTATCAAGCTTGTAAGCTTGTTTAAGTATCGAATGTGCTAGTACCGTGGCCGTAGTTGTTCCGTCACCTGCTTCCTTAACTGTTTTTCTAGCTGCTTCTTTTAGTAATGTAGCACCCATATTTTCTACAGGATCTAGTAAAACTATAGAGTCAGCTACTGTTACACCGTCTTTAGTGATAACAGGTTTACCGCTACTATCTTCCAGAATAACACATTTACCACTAGCTCCAAGAGTGGAGCTTACAGCTTTAGTTAGCTTTTTAATACCTTTAAACACCGTAGTCTTGGCGTCTTCACCAAAGTTTAGGTTTTTAACAATTTTGTCTGACATAATTTTATTTAATTTTATTTAATTTGATATATTTATATCATCACTTGAAATTATGTTTTTTTACTACTCTATTGTCATAGTTATACTGGTTGGGCTTATTAATTCGTCTATTTCGCTCTGTACGTTAGCTTCGATATTATTTACAACCTCCTCGCCCATAGTTGTTTTTGTCCATTCAATTACTATTTCATTGGTCAAGTTTTCGAATGGTATAAACTCATTTTCAGCGCTTAAAGGTATTTGTTGAGAACCTACGCTTCTAGCAGTGTAAAAATTACCTTCTGCATCTGTTTTACTAGATGTTCCTGTTACTACCCAATGCACGTTGTAAACGACATTTGACTCTTCATTTTCTTGAGGATATACATCTACCGTGTTGCAGTCCCATTTGTAAGTTGTTGCCATTATTTAATTGTTTTCTAGTGTTTGTATTCTACTTTCTAGTTGTTTATTTTTTTCTATCAACTCTTTTATAGCTTTTGTTAAATAAACCACCATACCCGAAGGATTGTAGTTGTAGTAGTTTTCTTCGCTAAAATCTGTTGGATAAGCCTCTGGAAAAGATTCGACCATTTCTTGAGCTATATACCCTTTTGTTTTTTCTTCGTCAACTTTGTCATCTAAGAAGTTAAACTTTTTAGGTTTTATTTTCTCAAATTTCTCTAATATATTCTCATCCCAGGTTTCTATATTTTTCTTTAGTCTTTCATCTGAGTTGGTTGTATTAAAAGCAACAGAGGTTGTTCCGCTTTGAGATATGCTACCTCGAACAGTTCCGTTATACCTAAAGCCCATGTGTCTACTACCATACTGCGAAGAAACATCGCTGTCGTAATTGTAAGCTTCTCCATAGCTACTATTAGTGTTGTCTATATATATAGGACTAGAATTAATCGTACTATTTAACGTAGACCTAGACAGTTTAATAGTTTTATTAACAGCCAGTGTGTTTCCAAACCTATCTAAATTAATGTTTTCAAGTCTTATTTTTTGTACCGCACCATTGTTCACACCAGGGTTTGAGTCAGATATTAAAATATAAGGAGTATAACTTTTGTCAGTTACGGTTGTAACTTGTGTTGCCGATTGTATTAAATTTGAACTTGAAGCAGCATAGTTAGCACTAACTGTTATACTACTAGAACTTCCACCACCCGTTAAACCGGCGCCAGGCGTCACGCTTTCAACGCCTTCAGATTGAGTTGCCCAACTTACAGCACCTTGACCTGTTGCAACTAGAACTTGACCCGCGGTTCCAGCGTTCCCTTGGTAATCCAGCACGTCATCATTAAACCTAACATCATCCGAAAAAGTTTTTGCCCCTGCTATTGTCTGAGCCCCCGTTGTTCTTACTACAGTGGCATCGACAGCTATGTCGTTAGCGTTTGCTGTAATACCGCTTCCACCTACAACATTAAGCGTTACAGACCCTGAAGAACCTCCTCCTGTTAACCCATTGCCAGCGCTCACACCTGTTATATCACCAGTGTTTGATGTGTAGCCATTAGGATTTGAAGCCGGGTAGTAGTAAGAACCTTCTTGGCCATCTAGTTTATCAGCGTCAAGTCCTGAACCCGTTCCATCATTACCAGCGTCCCACATCTTTCTCCATGAACCGTTAGTAGAACCTGGATTATCTCTCCAGTACATGTTACCGTCAGAAGAAAACGCTACTTGAGCATTGTAATTTCCATTATGTTGTCCAACAGTTATAACCCCGTTTGCGTTATCATTAGCTGGTGGTTTATTTGTAGAAGATGAATTGTAGCCTCTATATTCTAATTGACCTACAGATATACTGTTTGCAACTGAATTTAAGTCTTCAGTGCTAGGCCCTGTACCTCCTGCTTTTATTTTACTTGCTTGAGTTGCATTGGTCGCTGTGGTTGCGTTACCTGCTAGCGCTCCTACAAAAGTCGCTGCTTGTACTGACGCGTTATTTGTTCCTCCGTCTGAATCAAAGTGAAATCTACCAACACCATTAGCGTCATCATATCTAATAAAATCGTTATTTGCGAATTGAATTTTATTAGCTGTACCTATTTTTAAAGTATTTATTGTTTTTGTGCCAGTAAACGTTTGTGTTCCAGCTAATGTCGCCACTGTTGCATCTATAGCTATGTCATTAGCGTTAGCAGTTATACCAGTTCCACCCACTACATTCAACGTTACCGCACCGCTAGTTCCACCTCCTGTCAATCCATTACCCGCGGTTACTGCAGTAATATCTCCTTGTGGTACACCAGCTACAGCGCTATCAACGTAACCTTTACTAGCTGCGTCGGTAGCACTAGTTACAGTATCAATTCCTTGAATACGTCCTGTGCCGCTTAGAATAAATTGACCGCTATTTAGTACTAATGTTCCAGCTGTGCTTATAGACATTCTTTCATCAGCCTCATCATTGACAAAAAAGTCAAGTGTCTCTGCAGAGGAATCAAATTTAATTGCCGCTCTTTGACCAGTTCCAGCCTGCGTGTCGCCAAAAACAATACCAGCTTTAGTTTCAGCGTCGTTTATTATATATAGATTTTTTGTTGTTCCTTCTATCGTAACATGTTCACTGAAGCTCTTAGCTCCACTAATACTTTGAGCACCTGAAGTTCTTAATACAGTTGAATCAACGGTTATGTCATTAGCGTTTGCGGTTATACCTGATCCTCCAATCACGTTTAGCGTGACTGCACCTGATGTTCCACCACCTGTTAACCCAGTTCCAGCCGTAACTGATGTTATATCTCCTATGTTTGTAGTATAACCCGCGTCATTTGTCCACTGACTGTTAGAACCAGTCTTGTTAGTAAGCTCCTGAGACCCTGTTAATGTTACTACTGTTGCATCTATAGCAATATCGTTAGCGTTTGCAGTTATACCAGTTCCGCCTATAACATTAAGAGTGACAGCCCCTGTGGTACCACCACCCGTCATACCTGACCCAGCTGTTACAGCAGTTATATCTCCGACAGGTATACCTCCTACAGCTGCATCTACATATCCTTTGCTAGCTGCATCAGTAGCGCTGGTAACAGTATCAACACCTTGTATTCTACCGGTTCCAGATAGTATTATATCACCACCTGTAATAGTTAAGTCTTTACCTATAGTAACATCTCCATCGCCATCTATCTTCATAGCGTCTGTCGCTGTGTATGGTGAGTATGTTTTTTTATTTCTAAACAACCATGAAAGACCTGTTTCTATGTCATCAATTATCTCCCAAACAGCTGTTACGTCGTTTGACGCAGCGGACTCTGCATAAAACCTCATTCCGTCGTTATCACCGGCCCTCTGTCCGAAGTAATAAGAAGGCACGGTAGCAACTCCGTCACCATAAGTAGTACCTACAGTATTTTGTTGCAAGTCCAAGAAAAACGGTTGGTTAGCTGTATTACCTATAGGATATCTACCGTCAATATCTACAGTGAAACCAGCACTACCACCACCAGTACCAGTTATAATACCTGTACTAGTACTGAATGTTGCAGCGGTTATAAAGCTATTGCTTTGAGTTGCCCAACTTACAGCGCCTTGTTGAGTTGCTACTAGC